TCCTCGTCCAGGGGCCTTATGGTTATGTGATCCTCTTCCGGCAGTGGACAACGGTAACCCCAGAACATGGGCCACCAGTGCAGGGGATTGATGCTGTCGTATCGCTCCTTCATGACCACGAGGAATATCAGGGGTGTGATGGTGAATGGTTCCATCCAAAGCGGTATGACGTCGAACGTCAGCCAGTCGATGAGATGTATCAGGCCGGTCCAACCCAACAGTATGGCGAGGAAGATGCCCATCAAGGGCCAGAACTCGTCCTCTAGATCAAGATCCGGATCCGGGTGTGAGTACATCCGGCGCAACTGCTGTTGGCTCAGTTTCATATAAAGTATATAGTTCACGTGTATAATTAACTGTACATAATTTGTTGTAACGCTCCCAAGGAAGTTCACAACATCAACCCCAAACTAGATACGACATGGAACTTGCTGTACTAATGGCGGGTATCGTTTATGGCTTGATCATCGGCCTGATACCAGCCGCGGGAGCAACAACAGGACTGATCACACTATTTGGATTCATGCCCTACTTCGTGGGTGAGCCCTACCTGGGCGTGATCTTCTGTGTGGCAGTGGTTGCCTCCTCAACAACCGGTGATTCATTCAGTGGTGTGCTCTTGGGCATACCCGGAGCCAACTCTGCGGCCGCCACCATGGTGGATGGTTTCCCCATGGCCAAGAACGGAGAGGCAACAAGAGCATTATCAGCCGCCATAACATCAAGCACTGCCAACGGATTGTTATGGGGGTCACTGACATTCCTTTTCCTACCATACTACACCAAGGTTGTGATGTACATGGGCATACCGGAACTGTGGGCATTGGTCGTGCTGGCGTTCGTCACTGTGGGATTCCTGTCAACGAAGAAATACGTGAGGAGTGTTCTCGCGATCGTGCTGGGCATCACACTGGGACTGGTGGGAGTGGATGCCAACAACGTGCCTCGCTTGACCATAGGATGGAGATATCTAGAGGATGGCATTCAGATACTTCCTTTCGTGGCGGGACTGTTCGCAATACCCGAACTATGGGACGGATGGTTCAACAGGAATAAGACAACCACAATACATACGGACAAGGGCAGTTTACAGGATCTGTTGCAGGGCATCCGGGACACTGTGAGATGTTGGCGTGACAGCATACGTGGGGGTGCCATAGGTTCTTTCATAGGACTGCTACCTGGACTGGGTGGTGCGATGGCGGACTGGTTGGCCTACGGAGCCACCGTGGCCTCGAACCCCAAAGAGCGTTTTGGTGATGGCAACGTGAAGGGAATAGTTGGAGCGGAAGGTGCCAACAATGCACAGAAGGCCTCATCATTCATACCAACAGTTTTATTTGGCATACCTGGGGCACCATTCGCCGCGATCCTGATGGGACTGTTCCTGTACCTGGGCATCGACCTGGGATCACCCGACACCTTTTACGATGAGCAACTGTTCGACAGCATGACATTCGCTTTCCTAGTCGGCACTGTGTTGACCGCCGTCATCTGTTATGGACTGGCCTACTTCGCGGGCTGGGTCACACGTGTGCCCTACATTTACTACTTCCCCTTCGTCCTGGCAGTGATCATCTGGGCCACATTACAATACACCGGCGGTTGGGAGGACCTCGCTACATTAATGGCATTCTCCGTACTGGGGGTGCTGTGTAAGAAATTCCAAGTCAGCAGGCCAGCACTGCTGATAGGATACCTGCTGAGTGACAGGATCTACAATCTCACTTATCAACTAACAACGCTCCACACGGTGACGGATCTGATCGCAAGACCGATCTTTATTTCCATAATGATCTGTGTTATACTGTTGCTGTACTGGGGCATAACAAAAAGGAGCAGAATAGACTATGCTTAAGAAAACGATAATGGCGTTGATCATAATGACAACAGCCGCGATGGCCGACTACAATCTGATCGTGCCACAGAAACCATCTGGTGGAACATCCGTGTGGGCACAGATAGTTGTGGCCGAATGGGAGAAACACCTAGGTGAGAAGATCAATCTCGTCTACAAGCCAGGTGCCAGAGACCAACTGGGACCAAACGAGTTCCAAAACACGCTGAGGTTTGACGACAAGACCATACTGGTGTCACACGGTGGTAACGGTATATCATATCTAGTTGAGCCCGTGGACTACAACTACCTTGATTGGGAGTCTGTGGGACAGATGAATCTCAACATCATAGTGGGCGCCAGGAACAAGGCAGACACAAAGAACGGACCTATCCAGTTTCCATCAGGATCTGGAATGACCCCGGAGATAATGGCGATCGTGATGTTGCTCGCAGGTCCCGACGGTGATCCGGTAAAGACGTTTGAAGAAAAAATTGTATGGGTGAAAGGAATGAAAGGATCTGAGAGAAGACTGGCATTCATCAGAGGTGACTTGAACGCCACCAGGGAGAACCCTGCCGCATACAAGAAACACGTGATGCCTGTGATTGAGAAAGGCGATGCCTACACTTGGTTCCATCACGGACTCTTGAATGTGAAAACAGGTAATCACGACAACGATCCAAACTTCACGGAACCAACATTCGAGGCACTGTATGAATCCACATACGGAGTGGCACCCAGCGGTGACTTCTATGACGCATACAAACTGGTCAAGAGCTGGAGGGACGCACTACAGAAAGCGTTCTGGGTCAACAAGGGCAATCCCAACCGGGCCAAACTTGTTGCCGCACTGGACAGGATGATCAAGGATCCTGAGTCTGTGGCCGCCATCGAGAAGAAGGTCGGCCGGTACGAATGGAGGACGGGTGCGGAGGGTGACGCCGCGGTGAGGACACTGAAGTCATTCATCACACCGGGTGCATTGAAAACACTCGCTGATTTTGGAAAGAACCAGTTGGGTTACAATGCCATCTACAAGGAAGAGTTGACCAACTAATGTACATACTGTTCACAGGGGCGCCGGGATCAAAGTGGAGTAGTGTCGTCAAGAATATCTACTGGAGTGCTGACATAGATCACACAGACTATTCTGAGGCAAGGACCTACTGGCACGATGCCGACACCCCTGGACGCAAACACCTCATGCACATCGGTGCATACTGGGATCCGGGAATGGAGTTCGACAACGTAAGAGACAACTGGGACAAGCCATTCTCGGGCACGGGCAGGAGGATCATCAAGTCACACACATTCGCACACCAACTGGCCGATCTGAAGACGCTGGGACATCCTATTGTGCTGGTCCTCAGGAGCAACCAAGATTGTTATGACTGGTGGAAACTGTGTGGAGAGTTCAGCATCACATATCCCAACTACCAACACTTCGAGGATTTGGACCGTATGTGGACGCACATAAAGAATGAAAACACAGACGTCACACGGTTCATACAGCAAAACCTAGACAGGATAACCTGTCCCGTGGACAACTTCGATCTGTGCCGGGTGCTGGGAATAAAACCACCAGGCCCCATGGACAGCATACATACACACAACTACGCGAAAAAGGATATTAAGGTATATGTCTACAAGTAATTGGGAAGAGTCAAAAGCCAAGAGTACGTATCACTTCAACAAGTGGCATCGGGACAAGGACTGTGTCCAACACCTGGGCCGATTCACATGTGGTTGGGAGACCGAGATACAATCAGTAATCGATGACGCCAAGCCATTGAACTGGGCCAACCGTAGGGAGGGCACGGGCAGGGAGAACACCAACATTAACGTGGAGGCCGAGGAGAACGACCTCAGGAACGCGGGTGCCGATCCCAAGATGACCATATACAGGGGACTGGCGGACTTCACCAAGTGTCCCACTCTGCAGAGGATGACCGACTACTTCGCATTGGAACCAGTGAAATCCAAACTACACATACAGTTCACGGGCGAGGTGTTGAACATGCACATTGACAAACTGTATGACCTAGACGCTGACCCCAACAACGTGGTGAGGATCATGGTCATGCTACAAGATTGGGAGCCGGGTCAGTTTATCATGTATGGCAACGAACATTTCGACAGGTGGCGGGCGGGTGACATCCACAAGTTCGACTGGCCGAACATTCCACACGCCACAGCCAACGCCAGCAATAAGCCTAGACCCATGTTAGTGGTGACGGGAGTGATGACTGACAGAACCCGCAACATATTGGCCAAACCAATAAAGAAAAGAATATAGACACCGGCACACTATCAGTATAAAATAGTATACACATGAACAAGAAGATTTTTGCACAACTGCTGGCACACAGCCAGAACGATCTAGACAAAATAACGCAACCATACATCCAAGAAACATTTGGTGTGGTGGTGAAGAGATGTGAAACGCTGGAAGAATACACACAGGTCATAGACGATGCCTGCCTTAACCGATACTTCTCCAAGCATTGGGCGGCGGACATGAAGAAGTGGAAGTACTCGGGTGTCACATTGATAGACGAAGTCAACAGCCTGAAACCACGTGCAGTACTAGATGTTGGTTGTGGCTACAACGAGTTCAAAGGCAAAATTGATAATCTTATTGGAATAGATCCCTACAATGATCAAGCAGACCTACAAGTCAGCACCCTAGATTATAAAACAGACCATCGGTTTGATGTGATACTCTGCCTAGGCTCGGTAAACTTTGGAGGCCGAGACAAGATACTTGCGGAGGTTGAAAGTTGTGTTAACCTATTGGCCGAAGGAGGGACCATGTTTTTCAGGGTCAACCCCGGATTACAACATGTCAAGCCCGAATCCAAATGGATCGAGTTCTTTGCCTGGAATGTGCCATTCATCATTGAATTGGCGGCAATGTTCAATCTAAAAGTTTTAGATATCAGAGACGACACAAATTCACGTAAATATTTTGTTTATAGAAAATGAAAACACTTCTTATCAACGGATGTAGTTTTGGAGAAGTTTGGAAAACCAGCGCTGAATTTGTGGAAGCAATGGACTGTGATCGCCTCGTTAACCTATCACAGGGAGGCATCAGTTTCCAAAGGACCTGCAGGAGCACCATAGAATGGATAGCACAGAACGGGAACCCACACGTGGTACTAATACCAATCACTTTCGCACACCGTTGGGAATTGGCTTTGAATCAACAAGAAGATGACATTGACGGGAGTTGGATACCACTTCAGAACTCAAACTTTATTCCAGAGAAATACAAACTACAAGACACATCCGTTGATAAAGTGAAGAAGTTGGTGGATCTGTATTATGGTATCAATCCAACAATCAAGACATTTTGGGACAAAATGTTTATGGATATTATCACTTTCTCAGCATTCCTTGAAAAACAGAAAATACAATATCTGATGTGGGACATGGCTAATGGTTTTGATAAAGAACACCTTAACATATACTCAACACCATACAAAGGATTTCACAAGATAAAACTGATAGAAGAGAATCCAAGAATCATAGATATATGGACGTTCTGCGGTAACAGTTACATGAGAGATACCATGCCTGAAGACTTGAGACAAAAAACACCAGAATTCGCCTATCATCATAGCCCAAAACAATACAGAGAGCTTGAAAAATATATCATGAGCTACATAGATGGCATGTCGCAGTAGACTTGTGCTAGAATTGTGTTATAATATAGAGTAAATACCATAGAAATGCAGAAACACACACGAAGTTTGTTAGAAGAACTCAGCTCGATGCCTCTGAAACGGGACAAGGAAGAGGTGGTCGAGAGCAGGGCTTCACACATTCTCGAGAGCGCGATCAGGCTGATGCTATACATCAGGGAGAACTTCGACCAGGACACCGCATACAAATTGGAAAAGAAATTCAATTCCGCTCTTAAGAATATGGACGCGTCCAAGTTCAGCAAGGGTGTCGCCCGCATTAAAGAGAACCGGGACATCAAACAGAACGTGCTGAAGACCATAGACGGCGAGTACCAGGAGGACTAATCCCATGCTGATAGAAGACGTTCTCACAGAGTTCAAGAGGACACACTTGGAGCACATCGAGGACATTGTGATCACAGACGGATACGAAGGCGGTAAGGCAGTAGTAGAATACTTCAGGGGACTGTTACTCACACTCAAAGGCACCAGCTCAGAGGCAGTGAAAGTGTCTGTGAAATGGGATGGAGCACCAGCCGTGGTGTGTGGCATAAATCCCGACAACGGCAGATTCTTCGTTGGTACTAAATCAGTGTTCGCCAAGGCGGCCAAGATCAACTACACAAAACGAGACATCGCAAACAACCATGGCACAGATGATCTGGGACAGAAACTGTTGAAGTGTCTCGTACACTTGAAGAAACTAGACATGACCAGAGTGTACCAGGGAGACCTGCTGTTCACGGACGAGGACATCACACGTAAGAACATAGACGGCAAGCCCAACCTCACTTTCACGCCCAACACTATAACTTATGCTGTACCAGAGCAATCGGATTTGGGGAGACAAATAGACAGGGCCAAAGTGGGCATCATATTCCACACCACATACGTTGGGGACTCACTAGCGGACATGAACGCACAGGCGGGGGCAGACGTTGATTCGTTCACTCAATCACCAGACGTGTTCTTCGATAACGCCACCTACAAGGACGTTTCATACTGGGATTCAAAAAGTTCTACAACGATAGAATGGCACAGCAGATGTCAGGACTCAAGGCACAGAAGGCTTTACAACTACGACAGGACAAGATGAAACAGATGCCCGTGTTCCTAAACAGGGCAAAGAAGCCACTACAGGCCATGCTGACTTTCTACAGGGCGGTGCAGACCATGAAGGCTTTCGTGCTTCGCAAGATGAACCAGGCGCAGGCTATTGGTTCATTCCAACAAACGGACGCTGGGCTGGAGGTCACTGAACCAGAGGGATTTGTAGCAGTAGACAAGTCAGGCAGTGCGGTCAAGTTGGTTGATAGGTTGGGATTCTCACGTAGGAATCTCACAGCCATCAACAAGTTTAAAAATAACTAAGAGTAATGAAATCCAAACCATTTCCTATCACACAGGGTATCCCGTGCCAATTGAAGTGGAATCACTCCACGGTCTTCCTTACAATGGGCACAACAGCCAGTTGTCATAGGGTCACCCATGATCCATATGAATTCAAAGACAATAAAATGAATTTCCATAATATTAAACCAAAATTAGAAGCACGAAGCAAAATGCTGAAAGGAAAATGGCCGGGTAAAGGTTGTGAACACTGTAAAAGCACGGAAGATGCAGGTGGACATTCGGACAGGATGTCTCACTTGAACATGCAGGGAGTGACAGCACCAAAAGAACTGGTGAACGATCTCAATGCTGTCAAGGTTACTCCCACCCAGCTGGAGATATATTTCAGTAACACCTGCAATCTCAAGTGTGTTTACTGCAACAGTAGGTTCAGTTCAACCATCGACAATGAGAACAGGATAAACGGGGAATTTATTGACGGAATAAGAAATCAGTTTGGAAAACATGTTCTAATTCCTGGTAAGATAGAAATCAATCCTAATTTAGAGGAAGACACTGACAAACTATTCACTTGGCTTGAAGAACACATTCAGGAATTGAACAAGGTGATGATCCTGGGAGGAGAACCGTTCCTCCAGAAGGAGACCGAAAGGATGGTGAAACTGCTAGAACGGAAATCTAATCCTAACTTAACACTGGTGATATTCTCAAACTTGACTGTCGACCCGGCGAGGGTTCAGACTTGGTTAGCGAGAATGTGGAAGTTGGTCGAGCAAGGAAGGTTACATAACCTGCAGGTGGTGGGCAGTCTGGACTGTTGGGGACCTCAGGCAGAATATATAAGGAACGGCCTGGACCTCAAAAAGTATGTTGACAACATGGAGTTCATACTAAACAAGACCGCGATAACACCCAGCATCAACAGTGCGGTGATGGCATTGACTATCCCAACCTTGCCGGATCTTATACTTCAGTTGAACCGGTGGTCAAAGATCAGAGAAGTTTATTGGAGTGGAATGAAGGCCGGTGACGCTGGAAGGCCGTACCTCAACCCAACCATATTTGGCAAGGACATCATACCATTGGGCATAGACAAGGCCATAGAGGTTTACGAGACCAATGGTGACGCCATTAAGGAGGCACAGCTCAACAACCTAAAAGGTATAAGGACAGAGTGTGCGGAGACCGAGCCAGATCTACTGCAACAGAAATTGTTAAAACTGTATATCAAGGAACTGGATAGGAGACGTAACACGGATTACACTAAACTTTTCCCAACGATAGATAAGTTATTTGATTCCTAGTAATTCTAACGCCGCTTTCTTTACTTGCTCTTGATAGGATTTCTTGGACCAAAATAGGTCGTGATTGTGTCTACGCAATTTCTGTGAAGAAAGGTACGCGTCCTGCCAGTCGAAGTCTTTTAGATTATCTATTAACTCTGCTATCTTTTGTATCCTGGCCGTAGGATCTCTTACGAGATCGTATGACTCGTCGAAATAGTTTCCAAATGTTTTGAATCCCATCTCACGGATCTTCTGCAGGTATAGATAGTTGCCGTGCACGATAAAGAAATGTCCACAAATGATCGGCTTCCAAAGTTTCTCTGTGATGAAAACTTCATTGTTGTCGTTGGTCTCACTGATCAGAGAACATGCCGTGTGTTCATAAGGTCTGGTGTATATGTATTGGTCCTTACCATGCATGGGATAGTTGTCTGCATCAACATCGGGCAATTCATAATCAGCGTTCAACCTCACAGGAGGTTTCAGACCAAGAAAAGAGCACAAACTGTTATCCAATAGATTTTTTTGCTTCAACTGTTTCCATAATGCCACCCGGTGTCTCCTTGGAAATTTATTCAAATACAGATATTCATAGGGTTTGAAAGAGTGATCGCATTTGAAGGCACGTCCGTGGTGCATTTGCCTCATCCAGTACCAGAACCATGTTGTCCCACCAAACCATTCGGTGTACTGGAAATCCCTAAGCAGGTTGTAGAATTTACTACTGGCAACGTTTTCCGCACTTTCCCACGGTCGGGCCAATATAAACTTGAATCCGTTCTGTTTCAAGAGACTCATCCTATTGCGCAACTGTTCTACGAACTCGGGATTGTCCTCATGTCCCTCCCGGTGATCTATCAGGCAGAACAACTGATCATAAATTTCCCAATCATGTTTATGTAGATTCCAGTACATTGGTTCGAATGTGAATTCAATGTCCTGTATGCCCGCAGATCGGAAGAACTTCTCGAAATGTCCATGTTGTCCAGAGTACATCAGATCTGTAAGAATAAAGATCTTCCTCATATGCTCAATAAATACCTATATGTTGACACCATTTTTACAGTATGTATCTGAGGGCAAGGTCATAAGGCGTCATAGTGACCTACAGAGATATACATTCCCAGAGGTCACGGAGAGGATATACCTGAGTTTCCTCACACTGGCATTGTTGAGCCAGATCAAAGGAACTGCACCATTTGCCAAGGCATACGCGGACCAGACCATGGCCAAGGGCACGTTCGACCAGGTCAGGATGATCAACAACGACCTGGCCAACATGCTGGCCATAGTGGCGGGTGATCCAGACATTACCAAGAAGTTGAAGAACAAAAACCAGGCCCAGGCCATGAGGCAGAGGCAACCGGTGCCGGTTATGGCCGTGAGGAGGTACATGAGGACCTGGGAAGACCATTACAAGAATTTGACACAGTTAGAGCGGGCCCTCGACATCACAGACGCCAACTACAGGAACCTGAGGAGGGCTATAGCCAACTATGGCCGACTAGACCAGAAGAACAAAACAGCAACAACGAAAAGATTACAACAGTTGGTATTGGCAAAACTCCCGGGCACAGACCTACACAGACAGCTCAAACAAATATAATGTCTACGAAATGGTTCCACACCAGCAGGGGGAAGATCAGTGAGGTCGTCATTGATCCTGAAACCAGCGAGGTGGTCAAGCAGTTCAGGGGGTTCTCTGATCATGAGAAGAACAGGCGTAGCATAAAAGGACGTGGGAGCCACACACATTC